TCAGAGCGCAAAGCGCTGGAAACAAAGTTCGTCAACAAGATCGACAAAAAGACTGTATCGATCAATTGTGTTGGTAGCAAGGCTGTTGAGCTGCCTTGGCTGCTGGGCCTCGTACACGATGCCCTTCTGGATCGGCCGTTCACCCGGTACCCGGTCGCTGAGCATATCGGTGGCGCATTACTCACGACCGAAACAAAAAAGCCCCGCCACCCTCTCGGGCGGGGCAGTCTTGGGAACATCGGCGGGAGTCAGACCGCCATCAAGGATTATCGCGGGCGGCCTCGAGTCGGGCAAGACTGCTACCTCACCACCTCAACCTCGATGTCCCGCGCCTCGGTGACGATAGGCGAAATGTTGTGGAGCGGGTTGCAGACGTAGCTTGAGACGACGCGGTAGCGCGCCTGGCCCGGCGCGAAGTTCGAGGGATCGGCAGCGTGGTCACATACCAGTCCCGGCCGAGCGGGCCGGTTTGTGATAGGCGCAGCGGAACAGGCTGGCCCTCGTCGCAGTTTTCAGGACTTCGGAGGACACCAAATGACAGATCAGAGTCCCGGCCAAACGCTTGCCGAAGAAGAGGAGCACGTTCTCCGCTGCTTGGGCGCGGCAGTCATCATGCAGTGGAACTCGCTGCCCCGCGAGTTGCAGAAGGAATTGTTCGATAGCGCCAGTTCAGTTGGATCGCTGTTGCACACGGAAGAACTCCGCGGACAGATTTCCCGTTTCCTGCACAAACATAAAGATGACGACCTGGCAGCGAGTTAGAAGCGCCTATCAACTCCTTCGGAGGCTGCCTTTCAGAACTCCTTTGTCGATCACGGCCTCATGAGAAATATATAATTAGCGCATTGCATCCGATGCATTCGTCGCCACTTAGGTAGAAGCAGGGAATATCCTTTTCTTGCGGTTTGAAAGGTCATTCAATGACTGACAAGTCCTCAGCCGAAAACAACAACGATCAAAAGAAGGCTGCTTCGGATACTGCACCGTCGCCTCAGCAGACCCAGGGCGACAAGAAGGATGTCGGAAAGCCGACACCCGAACAGCAGAAGTAAACCAATAATCGTTCGCAGAGGCTCGGTTTACCGAGCTTCTGCGCATGCGTAACCTCACGTCACCTCATCCCGCCCCCTCGCCCTCAGTCCCGCCTCGATCAGACGATCCAGGCGCTTGTTGAGCCCGTCGAGGGCATCGACAAGCCGCTGCTCGGTCTTCGCCTGGCTCTGGACAAGCCGCCGCTCGACGTCCGCGATGGTCGTGTGGGCGACGAACTCCCGCACCGCCTGCTCGCGGTAGAGCGAGAACTGCGCGGACAGCGTGCTGACCCGTTCATTTGCTTCGTGAGCCTCCTGGCCGGCTGCCTCAGCTTTGGTTTGCGCCTGAGACAATCGATCACTCCAGTTGAGCCAGAAGCCCAGCACTGCGAGGCCGGCCACTGTGAGGCCCGAGATCGCTCCGAGGACAGCCGGCTCCATGGTGCCCTCACTTGCGTGCGATTGTTTTGATGGCCCGGCCGATGAGGCCGCCGGAGTCCTTGCCGTCGAGCGCCGCGACCTTGGCGCGGGTGCTGTCCTGCGCCACGAAGCCATTGAGGCCGGCGAGGATGGCGAACCACGAAAGCGCACCGGCAAGCGCCGTGGTGACGGCGTTGAGGCTGGCGGGATCGGCACGCCACAGCGCGATGACGAGCGGCGGCAAGACCGCCACAGCCCAAAGCAGGGTCGCGTAGCCGATCAGGTGTCGCCAGTGCCACCAGGACACGCCCGCTCCCAGCTCGGCGCGGATCGTCTCGTTAACGTGCTCAGCCTGCCCGACATGGACGGCGAGGTACTTGTAGCGCTCGGCCGCCTCGCTCTCGGCCTGGGCGATGGCGGCGGCGACTTCGGGGCCGCCCTGCTCCAGCCTGGCCTGCACCGCCTCAGGCGTCGGATCGGTGCCGAGCGCCGTGGCGAGGATCTGACCCGCAGCGCTCCCCATGGGGCCCAGAAGGACGCCACCCAGTGTCGGCGCGATCCCGCCGAGAACCTTGCCGATATCTGACCACTGCATGTCCTGCTCCTCAGTTCCAGTTGGCTTCGACCGCCCTGCGCTTCCGGACGATCAGGACGGCTGCGACGATGGCGACGGCGATGCCGACGCCGATGAGCGTCCAGGCCGCCACGGACGGCACCAGGACAGCCTGATCCGCCGCGCCTGTGGCCTTGCCCGCTTCGTTGAGAGTGCCGCCTGTGGCCGCCGCAGCGCCGCCCGTGCGGGCCACGCGCTCCTTGGCGGTCGCGGTGTCGATCACGTCCTGCGGCGGCTTGGCTGTCGGCGGCGCGCCGGGCAACCGGGCGACCACGGCCGTGATCCGGGCCAGCCGCGCCTTGCGGTCAGCGAGACCGATGGTGCCGCCGTTCAGCAGCTTGGTGTGACCGGTAAAATCGCCCACGTCCGCCTTGGCGTTGAGCCCCTTCCACGCCACCACGGCGGCGGTGATATCCGGCGCCAGCGCAGCCGAGGCGGCCAGCACCGGCGTCCTGGTGATGGCCGTACCGATCCGGTTCTCGACCGCCTGATAGCCGCTCCGGCCGGTTACCATCATCGGACCCCGGCCGATGAAATCGAACCCGTCATTCGTGCGGGGACGGTTCCCCATCCGACCGCCATAGACGGAATTCATCAGCTTCCGGCGGAAGTCGGGGTCACCTGCCCGGCTGCCGATCTTGGCGTAGAGGTCGGACACCGACTTGAACCGGGACGGCCAGACCTGCACGGCTCGCTCCGGGCTATAGGCGATGCTCTCCGTGAGCATCGTCAGGCCCTTGGTCTCGTGATCAACCTGCGCCAGCGTATAGGCCAGCCGCTGCCGGGTGTGGTTGACGCCGGAGGCAGCCAACACATCCTGCTCGTCGAGATAGGCATTGATGATCGCTTCGGGCGCCTTCGGGAAAATCTCCCTCAGGCCCTCCCGCGTGAGCTGGATGGTCATGATGGCCTCTTTGTTCCAGGACTAGTGCGGCTGAATGACGCGCTGGTGGGTTAAATTGCCGCCAGTTCCTTCACCAAAAGGACGCCATCTGGTGCTGCCTAAGGGGCAATTGAGGGGGGTGATAATGTTGGACAGAGACGCTGTTGGTGATGGCCGTACGCTACGAAAACCTTGCTGCCAAAAGCATTTCTGACCAAGCTCGACGGACCTTCAATATTTCAGCACAACAACTACGAGAAATGGCGGCCAAAGAATTCGAAAGCGAAACGGCGAAACGTCGAATACCCGCGGCGACTCCTTAAGGATGATGCGCCGACACGCGACGCATCGCCTCAACCGGAGCCAGAGCGATCCTTCCCCGGCCGGTTCTGGCTCCGGTCTTTTATCAGCCTTCGAAATCGCTGATGATCGGCGCGATCTGCGCCAGCATGGCGCCGGTGATGCGCGGATTGTCCGACAGCTTCAGGTCCGCCATCGTGATCGTCTTCAGGTCGATCGATTCTTCCTGAGCGCGGTAGACCGCGTCGTCCTCGCCGTGCTGCATGTGCGCCAGCGCGACCTCGGCATTGCCGGTCGCCTCGGAGAGCAGCTGCTTCTGCCGCGCCTGGCTGGCCCGTTCATAGGCTTCTACGACCGGCTGGAGCCGGACCATGTTGAGCGCGATCTTGATGCGCGCCTCGCCCAGCTTGGTCTTCTCGTCGCGCTCAAGCGCCATGAGCCCACCCAGCAGACGCTGGGCGGTTCCGATTGTGATCTTCATGATTGTCCTCAGATGATTGGATAGTGGATGCTGGCCGCGTGCCGGCCGGGATGCGCCGGGATCAGCCCGCCGGCGCGGAGGTGACGGTCGGCGTGGAGATCGTGACGACCTCGCGCGGAGTGCCGCCGTCCGTCACGACATAGGAGCCGGGGCGGAGCTTTCCGGCCGCCTCGCGCGCGGCCTCGAAGGAGTCGAACGGCCCCCAGCAGGACGGCACGATGGCGCCGGGTTTCGCACCCTCACGATAGATGAAGGATTTCATTTGCAACCTCCTCTGACGCGCGCGTGGCGCTCAGTGCGTGACGGCGGCTTCGCCATCGGCTGGGGCAAGCGGCTTCGGATCGGCCTCGACCAGGACGGGCTTGCCGCCCTCATCCCGGATCTGCTTTTCCAGTTCTGCAATGCGGGCATCGCGGAGCTTGATTACGGAGGCGCGATGCTCCAGTTCGCCGGCCAGGCTGGCGCAGCGGGAAGCGTAGTGATCGCGCTGGCGCTCCAGCTCCTTGAGATGGCCGGCGAGGTGCTGCGGTGTGATCTGCTGTGACATGGTCATTCCTCGGGTTGCGGGAAGGGCGTCGGCGGCGGGACATATCCCCACGGCCGGGGCTCGGTGATGCCGTTCAGCACGGCGATATCCGTCAGCGCGGCCAGCAAAGGAAGCTGCGACCGCTTGACCAGATAGACATTGTCGGTATCGCGGCGGCCTTCCTCGCTCGCGAAAATCTCAAACACGGGATCGTCGCCAGTGATGTCGCACTGGACGCGCCAGACTTGCAGGGCCATCGCGGCCTCCTTTGTGGTGATGATGGGATTAGGCGGCGGTTTCGAGCGCGCGGAGCCGCCTGTCGATATCGTGAACGTGGATGGCGTTCAGCTCGGCGGTCTGCCAGAGCTTCTGGACCATGCCGCCGAGCGAGACGCCGTTGACGACACCGTCGATCACATCGTTGAGGTCGGGCATGCCCCAGAGGCGATGATGCGTGGTGAAATGCGCCGCATATTTTGCCGGATCGAACATCTCCTGATCGAGCGCGTCAGCCAATGTGGCTAACCGGCCAGAATACGTCGCCGCGCGGCCGGCCCAGCGGTCGAATACGTAGTCGGTCAGCAGGACGTTGTCGTCATAGATGGCGACCGCATTGAGCGACCCCGCTCCTTTATCCCCGCCGGTCGGGGAGCCGATGGTCACGCCGCCCGTGTGATGGAACCTTGCCCGTTCCGTCAAATGTTCGTCATTAACTCCATGTCGCAACGAAATGAGAAGATCACCAACTGAACCGGCCGTGCCATCGATCACATAGGCTTTGACCATCGCAAACGGAAGCTGGTGGCCGAATGCAGTGCCCAGCAAAAGCGCACCACCAGCGCCAGACGACCCCGCCCCGTCCTGAATGTATAGCGAGCCGCCTTTGGGGCCATCGTCCGCCCATGCCCCGGTCGTTTGCCCTAGGCCATAAATCGAGACCGGATAAACGCTCGACGCATCTCCCAAACGCACCTTGCCGCCAACGACGAGGTTTTCGACAATTCCAACACCCCCAGCAACTCGCAGCGCTCCGGTCGAAACACTTGTCGCGCTGGAGGTGCCAGTAAGCGTCAGAACGCCGGTACGCGATAGCGACATTATGTTGTTGACGGTAACTGTATCTCCATTCACCCCGCTAGTCGTCGTGGCGAACCAGTTCGTCGTACCATCAACGCCATAAAAGGAGGTCAATCCCCCATAGGTCGGCGTGCTGGCATGACCCGCGATCTCGTAATGGTCGATATCGAAGGCAAGCCCGTACCAGATGATCCCGTTGAGTGCGCCGTAGGGCGAATATAGCGACAATGCGCCCCCAGTGAATATGTCGGCATTGCCGGTATCCCAATGAAGGTTCCCCTGGTTGCCTTGCTTGTCGAGGAAAACCTGACCGGGACCGAGAACCCGCCCACTTGTTGGACGTAGAATAATCTGGTCGGTAATCCGCAGCTGATAATTAGCGCCAGTCACAAACGAAAGGCTGTTTGCCGCGTCGGCCCAGATGCCCGTGTCAGAATCACCTATGACCGCCCAGCCCGGCAGCGCTTGCGTGCCCGCCCGCACCCTCACCTGCCCCGACACCGGATCGACCACCAGCGCCTTGGCCCACGTCGACTCGGAGAGATACTTGACCGACCAGTCGGTATCGGCCGAGCCATAGCCCATCAGGCCCATGGAGATCAGCGCGGCGCCGGCGGTCTTGAACACCATGCCGGCATTGCCGCTGGTCGTGGTGCGGTTCGGCCCGAAATATTCCGAGCCGCCAGCGGACGTGAGAAGGGAGGTGTACTTCGTCACGAAGTCCGACAGCCGCGTCGCGAGGTTGGACACCTGCCCGCGTAGCGGCGAGGTCCTGAAGATCAGATAGCCCAAGGCTGATTGCGTCGTGCCCTGATAGGCCCGATCCAGCACGATATGCGTATCGTCGGTGACGGTGACGACCTCATAGAACTGCCCGCCCGGCACATAGAACTGATCGCCCTGCATGATCGCGGCGGCGAACAGCGTATCCGTGCCGGTGACATTGGCGGAGCCATTAGTGACGGCGACGGTGCCGTCGCGATAGGACGTAGCCATGAGAGAGACCTCGATATGATGATGTGTGGCTCAAGGCGCGTTAGCGCCGGAATTCCATCAGCGTGACGTAGGCATGGTCGAAAGACATGTACGCCCAAACCGGATAGGTGATGACGCCGGGTAACCACATCCGGATGCGGACCTTGAGCGTAGCCGGCAGCGAGATAGATGACGGCAGTTCGACCGGGAAGAATGCCTGCTGCACCCCGGTCGCTAAATAGGCCGGGCCCGAAGATGGATGGCTCAGGCGCATGACCGTGCTCGGGTGTGTATATCCGCCGATCTCGACGGAATAATCTGCATAGGGATAGTAGGTTCGACCAGCCCAGCCATCGGCATCGGGCGGGCTGTCCGGCCGTTCGTCAACCCGGAAAAAGAGCAGGAATTTGCCGCTGATAATTTCGACATCCATCTCCGCAACTGTGTAGGTGCCGGCAGCGCCATGGACTATCGTGAATGGGTCGAAGCTGCCGACCGTCTGGTAGAGCGTCGCCGCGCCGACCGTCAGCTCCCGCGCCGTGATTGAATCAGCGGCCAGATGACCGTTGATCGTAACCCGCGGTATCCCGTCGACCATCGCAACGCCGAAGACCGGGAATGGGTCCTCATCTTCATCGTTGAGGGCGATCAGGAAGCTGTCAGCTCGGAATGCGATTCCGCTACTTTCGCCATCGGCATAGGCAACCATGCTGGCGATGTTGCCGTCCGCATCCACCTCCAGAAAATACGAGGCGCTAAGCCGGCCATCTATTCCAGCGAGGGCCGACGATACAATGCCGACATACGTCTCCAGGTCACCGAATCCAGCCGATACGAGGTCGACCTGCTCGGCCAAAGCCTCATCGCCATCGGCCCGCGCCACGTTCGATGCTGTGATCGCCGCGGAAAGGTCCGATTCGGCCAATTCGAGCGCGGCTTGCAGCATCAGCAGGTCCGAGGCGAGCGCACTCTGTCCATCGGCACGGATGACCTGTTCTTGCTCGAGCAGGGCGGCAGTGTCTTCGATCAGGCCGGCCAGCACGAGACGTGCCTGCGCTTCCGCGATGCCCTGGTCGTCGATCTTGGCGGACAGGCTCTGCCGCGCCGTCGCCATCTCCACATTGAGCGCATCCCCGCGCTCGACGCCGTCGAGGATCGTGTCGATCAGGGCCGTCCCCAACGCCCGGCTGCTGTCGCTCTCCCGCGTCTGATCAACGCTAAACTCGATGGCGCCGCGCATGGCGCTGAGAGTGCCCTGCACGCTTGTGACCGTCGACGACAGGTCCGACAGGTCCGCGTAATCAGCTTTGAGGCCGATCTCGCCCTCCAGCGCCGAGAGGCTGAGCGAGACATCGGACAGGGCGTCGTTAGTGTCCCCAAGCTGCGCCAGCGTGGCGCGCAGGTCGATCTCCGCCTGCATGCCGTCGATGGCGATCTCTGCCGTCGAGACGCGAGCCTCCAGATCCCCCAGCACGAGCTGCTGGAATTGCGACTGGCCCAGCGCGAAATAATCGATCTCGAACACGTCCCCCGGACCCGAGCCGAGATCGAGCCGCACGGCCTCGATATCTCCCGTCCACGCCGCCTCGTTGGTCAGTAGCAGCGTCGGCGAATTCCACGCCGTGGGATCTGCGGGCACAGCGAAGGCCGCGCTATGCTCAAATGACGCGCCCCAGCGGAGCGTGACATAGCCCGAGCCCGCCAAACGCCGGACCTTGATCTGCGCCACCTTGAAGGTGTCCGCGTTGAGGTCGATGGCCGGCGACACGATGCCCGGGCCGGCGTCCGTGCCCGTCACGGTGATGGAGCCAGCGCCCGTCGCTATCGACGCGTCGTAGCCTGTCCAGCCCTCATCGGTGCCGTTCCACTCCCAGCGATAGGCCGGATCAAATCCGGCCGCGATAGCCGCCACGGCATCGGCCAGTTGTGTGACGCTGGCCTTGAGATTGATCTGCCCCTGCTTCGCGTCAAACTCGGCTGACACCGTGGACTTGTAGGTCGCGAAATCCTTGGCGAACTGATCGAAGGCATAGATCCGCACCTGGCCAGTGGACGGGTTGACCTCGATACCGGCTCCGGTCAGCGTCTCTTTGACCTCCGCCGCGTCGAGGATCGCCGCAATGGCCGCATCGCCCAGCGCATTCATCTGCTCGGCCGGGGTGACCGGGATCAGACCCTCGAAGATCGGCGCGAATGGATTGGTGCCGTCGCCCGGCAGCGAAGACACCGGCTGGAGGGCGGCTATGGCGGCCCTGCCGGCCTCCACAACGGCTCGGGCCTGATTATTCAAGGCATCGAGATCGACACCCCCAGCAGCCACGCTGAGGCTCTGCGGCACCACATGGTCCGCCCCTGCCGTCACCTCCTCCCAATCCGTCCATGACGTATCCCGGACCGGCGTCGTCTCCAGCTTCGCCCGGACCTCATAGGCGGTGCCGGCCTGGATGCCGCTGGAGATCATCGCCATGCCGGCCGAGGGCACCGGCGCGACGGTCTCTACGGCATCCGTCTCACCCACCTTACGGTGCTGGATGACGAGCCGGTCCACGGCCGGAGCCGTGATCGGCGTCCATGTGGCCTTGATGGCCGGGAGCACAAGGCCGCCCCAACCGGTGAGCTGCGCCGTGACGGCCCCAAAGTCCGGGACATCCGTGATGATCTGTCCGGGGTCCGGCGACACGCCCGGCGCAAGGGGATCGAGTTCGGCCGCCGTGGTCCAGGCAAATACCGATCCGGCGATCTGGCGCCAGGCGATATCCACCCGCTGATCCGGCCGAATATTGGCCGACAGGATCTCGGCCGTTATCGCGCCATGACGCAGCGACGTGATCGGGATCCAGTCGCCGGGCTGCGCCGCGATCCATTTCGCGCCGACCGTGCAGGATCCATGAGCCTGCATCATCGAACGCCGGCGCCGGATCTCTGCCACCCGCTGCGCCTGCGACACGCTCGAGATCTGGGTGAGGTCGATATGCTCGGCGAGGCGTTCGCCCATCGCCGCATCGTCGGTCAGACTGATGCGGCCCGGGAAATCGACCGCCTCCCATTTCTGGCTCGGATCCGAAAACGTCCCGAAGATGGCGGTGACCACCTCCGAGCGCGTCCGATACTTGCTGTAGACCGCCTTTTCACCGACCTCGAGGTCGTCATAGCTGATGGCGAGGGTTGAGCGCACCGGCTGCGACACGCCGGCGATCGGCCCGAATTGCCCGGCCCGCTCGAGGCAATGACCGGCCATCGCCTCGCGGATCGTCTCGAGGGCAGCGCTATGCGGCTGATCGTCTGATGCGACCAGACCGACGCGATATCGCTTCTCGGTCCCGCCTTCCTTCCGCGCCACTGCTTCGTCGCAAGCATTTGCCGCGGCGATATACATGTCGTCGATCAGGTCGGATGCCGGCACCGACATGCCAAGCACGCGCTGGCTGCCGGCATAAATGCCGCGGCGGTAGTTGTATTCGATGATTGCGGGATTATCCGACCACTCATAGGTCGCGGGCTGGCCCCAACGGTGCGCCCCGGTGCGGCCTGGGACCGATCCATCCTTGCGCAGGTCATAGAGCTTTTTCGCCCGGAGCTCGACGCGGATGTCAGGCATGCCGGTCAAGCCATGCCCCTCATCCCATGCCTGCGAGATGGAGATGTAGCAGACGCCGCGTCCGCGATGATTGGCTGTCCAGCGCCCGGCCGGGCTGGCATGCGTTACCAGTTCCGGATCTGCTGCCTGGTCCCATGTGCCCGGGAAGAACCGCACGAAGAAGCGGGAATTGTGCGGCGACCCGTATCCCAACTCGGGCACGCTGTAGCCGGAGACGAACTGTCCCTCGACCTCAGGGACCAGCGTGCATTCCTTGCCGTTGACCCAGATTTTATTGATGCCGTCATGCTCGCCATCGCCGAGCACATAGACGGCCTGCAACATCACATTCTCTTGGTCCTCATCCGTGCGTCCGTAAGTGTTCCAGTAGACCAGCTGCCCCTGCACCGCGACGGTACCGAATGCCGCCTGGCGCGGAACCGCGCCGCCATACTTGACCTGGAATTCCGAACCGGACTGCCGGCGGGTGACCGCCGTCTCGCGCTGCTGGGGCTTCTGGGCAAACGCGCGCGTGAGCAGCGACCCCGCGACCGAAAGGCCGACACCAACGAGTGCGGTGCCGACCGATCCAAGACCCGCGACGGCGCCGATCACCATCGCAAGCGGGGCTGCCTGCACGGGCTGCGACAGCCCGCACAGCATCGTCCCTGCGAGCAGGGCTATGCGCATCCGATTGAGGATCATCAGCCGACCTTGAAAGCCCGGATCATTAACGACCGTGGCCACGGCATCATCTGCCCTGCCCGGTCCTTACCGAGGACGTGCTGGCCTGCGACCACGACGCCACACGCCTCACCATCCACCATCACCACGCCGATATCGCCGCGCTGCGCGAGGGCGGGAGGTATCTCAGGAAAGCGCGCCGCCATACCCTCGTCGACACCGCGGACGCCCGCCGCCACAAGGCGCCGGCGAAAGTCCTGCTCGTCAACGCAGCCGCGCTCGGCCGCGCAAGGATCCTCGCCAGTGATGGCTTCGACCACGTCCGCAACAAAATAGACGCAGTTGCTCTCATGCCAGCTGAACGGCAACCGGCTATGCCGCTCCACGACATCGTGGAAGCGCTCCTGCCAGTCCTCAAGCCGCGTCACGACTGGTTCGCCCCGGGCAGCCAGGCGTGCGGAATAGCAGGTCCCGGAGCCGCCTTGCCGTAATAGAGCGTTTCCGTATGTACCGTCGCGGCGTGCTCGAAGAAGCGATCATTCGGATCCATCGCGCGCTGATCGGCATCGGAGCGCGTCCGATGCCCGGTGCGCGAGTGATCGAGCGAGCGCGGCTCAAGACGGCCGATCAGGACATAATCACCGCCGACCGTCTCATCGTGATCGACCTTGTCGACATAGCCGCGCCAGACTGGCACCGTGAGCGCGAGCGAACCGTTCGTCCGGTCGAAATATGCAAATGACAGCGTGACCGGCCGATCCTTGTAGCCATAGCTATCGATCGTCGCGAGCAGGTCCGGAGACAGATCCGTCTCCGGGATCGCGCGCAGCTTGACGTTCAGCGGCGACGCGGACAGGTCAACGCCAGCGTTCACCGCGTCGATCTCCAGCAGGGAGCCCGCACCGGTGTAGGTGATGCCATTGACCGTCAACGGCCCTGAGCCGCGCCAGAAGCCGAACAGACCCTCGACCAGGTCGAACAGGATCAGCTCAGCCTTGGCATAGTCGCCGGACTTGATCTTGCCGAGCTCGATGTTGTCGATGTCACGCATTGATCGATCTCAATTCGCGAAACAGGCGTGTCGCAGCCTTATCGGTCCATCGGCGACTGAACATGAGCCGGATGCGGACCCGAATCGGCCGACCTTCCGACATCTCCCACATGGCGCCAGCGATGAGCATGACCGGAAGCATCGTCAGCCACCCAGATGCTGGATGGCCTCGAACGAGACCGGTTGCGGATCCTGCTTGCGCTCGCCCTGCCATGTACCCGGCACCATCTTCATCAGACAATACGGTCGGACCAGATCGACGGTGACGCCGGTCGCCCCGCCGGCGCGCAGCCACGGTGCGATCGGCAGTGCAGAGATAGCGCCGCCGCCGCTCGCCGTGGCGTTGGCGAGTGCCTTCACCAGGTGCCGGCCGCCAAGCCATGGAAACGAGAAGTAATCGCCCGTGGTGATGATGAATCCCGCCGGGAGGCCGCTGAGCGAGATCGTCTCGCCGCCCGCCGCGGTCAGGGTGCAAGTGCCCGCGAAGCCGCCCGGGAATGTGATCTTGCCGTCGAGCAGATACGCCGCCGGCGCAATCCGTGCCGGATCGAACCCTTTGAAGGTCCCGTTGCCGCGCAGGCACAGCCGAAAGGCATGCCAGACCCCGTAGTGCAGGTCGTTGAGGAACGTAGTTTCGTAGCGTCCCTTCCAGAGCGCGCCCCCGATATTTTCGAGGAATGCGATCTGGCCTCCGGCCGTGCGCGACAGGGAGCCGAATGGCTCCATGTCGAAGCTACAACGCGCGATGTTGAGCGTCGTGGGGACGCTCGGCATGTCGAGTGGATAGGCCATGGCGATCAGCTGCTGCTGTGCCGGCGGTTGAAGTCGTTCGCGCCGCGCACGAGGCCTGGCATCTGATCGGTGTACTCTTTCAAGGCAGCCTCGATCATCCGAACAGTGCCGGCATCAGCATTGCCCTGGATTGTGATCGAGGGGCCGCCGATCTGGACAACCTGCTGTCCACCACCACGGCCAGCCCCGAGCGCCTTCATCTGCGCCGGCGTGAACACGCCCTCCTCCAGACGGATGATCGCTGGCATCTCGGTCATGGGATTCCACGGCAGCTTGCCGCCGTGAACCCCCGCACCCGCGACGAGGCGCATGGGGGTGAGGACAGATCGGGCCCCATCCATGATCTGCCCGAAGAAACCTTTCATGGTCCCTTGGCTGGACATGAAGATGTCAGCCACCTGCGCGCCCTGCGAGGATAGGATCGCCATGGGCGACATTCCCATCGCCGCCATGGTGGCCACGTCCTGCATTTGTCGCCCAAAGTTGATCATCTCATGGCGAGCCAGCCCCAGCTGGGTGGCGTTGTCGTTGACCGCCGCGCTTGCCCCGCCGAATTTCGACTTTGCCATGTCGAGGAGCTGATTCTGCCGCTCCATTGTGATCAGACCTTGAGCCCGCGCCCGGTCCAGATCCCGGGTCATCTTCGCCATCTCCTGATCGGCCCGATACTGCATATCGACCCGACGCTGAATGCGGTCGAGCGCCCGCTCGAGCGAAACGGTCGCTCGCTCGCTCGAACCGGACGCACGCGCTACCCCTTCCTGGGCCGTCGCGAGCGCGCTAAGTTTCCCGGTAGCCTCAGTGACCCCCGGGGTCGTAGCCTCGATGGTCAACCGGCGGATGGTGTTGAGAGACGTTGCCATGGGTTACCGCTTCTTCGCCTGGCTCTTTCGAGCTTTCGCCACCAACTCACGCCACTCAGAATCCATCGCCCGGATCAGGTCCACGAAGCGTTCGAAGGCATCACCGACAATGCCGTTGCGCTCGGCATACCGGTCAATGGAAACCCACTGGATGGGGCCTTCCGCCCCATAACCGAGCGGACGATCTCCGCTGAGCGCCTGAAAGCCGCGCCACGCCAGCCGCAGATGGTCTGGTATCTCAGGCTCCCGCGCCAGCGCCCGAACCTCCTCGCCCTGCGCGGCCTGATCCTCAAGCCAGGCGATCCGGTCGCCCCACTCGAAATGCCAGCGCAGGGCTTCCCTCAGTTTTTTGCGTCGGTCTCCAGATCCGCCGCGGCTTCTTCGCCGACGATACCGGCCGCCCAGATGACAGATTGACGAAAACGCGAATAGGCAGGATCGGTGATCAGAGCCTCGGCAACGTCCGGGGCGTATTGCAGCGGCTGGCCGTCATCCTGTTCCAGGCCCTTCCAGTCACACAGGATGGCGCCGAGGAGACGTTCATTCATAATCTTTTCGGCGTCATCGGCGTCCAGCTTGCCGCGGATCTTCTTCGCGCGGGGCAACGCATCGTACGCAGCCGCCTGAATGCGCTTGTCATCGGTGTTGCCGAAGCCGCGCACCTTGAGTTCGACGCCCGGCATGTCCGGGATATCGTCGATCCATGTACCCTGCTCGATGCGGGCCGGATCAATCTTCAGTGCGGACAGCTTCACGTCGCTTCTCCTTGCGTTGCTGTGCCGGCGCTGCCGGCTGTTCGCGGATGGCGAGGCCCTTGCCGATCAGCAGGGCCTCATATTCAGGATCGAGGTCGGCCGGACGTTCCCCGACCGCGAATGCCCGCTTCCGACCGGCGGGATAGCCGGTGAAGGCAGTGGTGATGGTGATCATGATCAGATTCCCAGCTTACCCTTGGCCCACTCCGTCAAGGCCGCCATCGCCGTTGCCTCGATGACCTTGATAGGCAATGTGACCAGCTTTTCAGGGCCGATTGCCTGCTTCAGTCGTTCCCATGTCGACTGATCGGTAAGGATGGCGCCTGCAAATTCATGCCCGGCCCACGTCAGGCCACGGACGGCGACCTGTCGCATCTCATCAATATAATCGCGGCGGTATCCGTCGATGTATCCGGCGTCGAACAGCAGCGCGACGTGGTAAGCAGTCGTGAAATCGTCGATCCCCTCGACCGATATCTGCTCCGGGTCGACGTTCGGCTTGTCCTGGATAGCCTTCAGCACCTTCCGGACAACATCCATATCCCGCTTCATTTTGATCGACCGCAAAAGCTCAGCGGAGATCGTAAATGAGGCCGGCGAGCCCTCCAAACTGGTGACGCGACAGATCATGCAACCGCCCGCGTCAGCTTGAGGGTGCAGGCTTCCGTGGCTTCATAGACCGCCCGGAACGGGATGTTGACCATGACATCGTCGTCATTGCCGCCGACGCGCCGCTCACCGTTGCCGAAAATAATCTTCGGCAGGTCGAACCGCGTCTTCTTGTTGGCCGCGTTGCCGATGATGAAGGACAGAGCGCCGCCGGCATGATCGAGCACCGATTGATAGAGCGCGTTGCTCTCGAAGTATGCCTCGACGGTGCCGGTCACCTCGAAGCGACCGGCGCCGAATTCTTCGCTGAACTGCGAGCCGACCACCGGGCGGGTCCGCAGATTGTTGGTGATCTCCAGTGTCAAAGACCGCACCTTCGGCGTAGATCCCGCGACCGTCAGCGAAGCGACATTCGCGGAGGCCGTCGAGATCGGCTCGGTGCCCGGCGCAGTATAGGTCGCGCCAGTCACGATCGCCGTACCGAGGGTTTCCTTCTGCGCCATAAGGCTCAGGGAACCGGTCACCGCCGCACGGGACGCGATATTGAGCGTCATCCCGTTGACCATCCCGCCGGTGAAACGGCTGAAGCTGTCCGTGGCGCCCATCTCGAGGGTTTCCTCGAAGGTGAAGGACTTCGGCGTAACGCCATTCTTCAGGATGTCGCTTGCCCAGGTGCCCTGTAGCAGCCCCTCTAGCAGTTCGTCGAAGCTGCCATAACTCCACTCGATATTGTAGGAGCCGGCCACGTCCTGCCCGAGCAGGAACTCATCGCTGACGTTCCGATCGGCGCGGATTTCGTTGGAGGTTCCGGTCACCTTGTTGGTGCGCATGCCTGCGCCGGTCGCGCGGAGCGTTTTGAACGTCGGCGTCGCGGGAGTGGTGCCGAACACCGTCTCGGCGACATAGGCAAGGCGCGCACCGCTTCCAGATGCGAAGGGCATGGGTCAGTCTCCGGAATGTGAGGAAGGATCAGCCGATCAGGTCGAACTGGTAGGGGACAGCGATCGCCAGAATGAAGTAGTTGCCGTTCTCGCTGTCGTCGTCGGTCGCGGCCGGGGATGGCGCGAAGGTCTGAACGCCGCCGAATTCCTTGCCGCGGAACAGGTCCGCGAGCTGGTCCGCCAGGGCCAGGCCGGCATCGACGCCGGCGCCGCGCTCAGCATGGACGATCAGCCGGAATACACCCTCGTCGCGCCAGACGTTGTGCCCAGGCGCGCCGATGGTCAGTTGCTCCGAATTCGTCACGGGATAGTCATGACGAATGAACACGGCGCCGTCTGTCGGCGGGCGATAGCGCTCGTTGGGGCCGTAAATGGCAACGCCGAGCGCGGCGTCTGCGAGGCGCTCTTTCACCGCATCAACGACTGCCTTGCGGGCCATCAGCGCACCCTCATCAGGATGGCCGGCTGGCGTGACTCTTGCTCAATATAGTGGGCCGATCGTCGCGCACCGCCATTCGGCGCGTTGATGAATCGCCCCTTCTTGTCACGACCACGAACCCCGCCCAGCGGCACATAATCGAGAAGCAGCGACCGGTATGTGAACTTGATGGCCGCGAAATTCCCGAAACGCTTACCCGCCAACGTCGCCACGGCCTGAAAAACCCCGTCCGGAGCCTGCCGCGACAGTCCGCGCTCAAGCTTTCGAGAGTACGGTTGGGTGTTCACGAACACATACTCCTCGGCAGCAGCGACGGTGCCAGGCGCGATCTCCGCGCCATCGGCCAGAATGATGTGCGACTTCCGATATCGCCCTGAACGCACCGGCGAGTGGGTCTGAAGCTGGCTATGAATCCATTCGACGGCGTCGCCGATCAACTCGAACTCGAAAACGACCGTGGACTTCACATCCTCAAGGCGACCGCCAGCCCTGCCATCGACAAACGTCTCATGCGGGGGTACTTCGCCCAGGACGCGACGGTTGGTCTCCTGGGCGTCGACCAGCTGCTCGCGAGCAAATGCTGCGAACGCCTTGCCCCGCCCCTCTGGAGACAAATCATCGCGCAGAAGGACCTCGATATCCTTCTGGATCGGCTCGATACGGGTCCGGATTGCCATCAGCCGCCCCGCGCCGTCAGGTCATAGGCGATCAAGGTGTCCCCAATTCGCCGGGTCATGTCGTCGACGACGATGATGTTCAGCAGCGTGCCGCCCACCACAGCTTTGTCGCCAGGCTGAAGACCATCGGTGAAAGAGATATCCTCTGCCATGACAATGATCCGACGATCGCCCTGGAGAATGCCACCTCCCAGTTCATCGGGCTTGTAGCCCAGGACCCGGGCCTTGACTGTAACCGATGCGGCTGGGTTGACCCGCCGAAACGTCACGGACTGACCGTGGGCATCAATCTGGCGCCGGTACATGTCGCGGGCCTGGGCGGGCGTCATTCGTACACCTGAAAGGGCATCAGGAGATGATCGGCTGCGGCGCGCATGGCCCCTGCCACCATAGATGACACCTGATAATCGATAGTCCCCACGCCCTCGACGACCTCTCGGCGGATCTCGCCACTGGCGCCGGCACCAAGCCCCTTCAATTCAGCCGCCATCAACATGATTGCGCGGCGGATTGGAGCTGGCACGTCGCTGGCCTCGTAGCCCGCCTCATACCGTATCCGCACCGATCCAGGCTGGCAGCGCGCCGCGGGCCAGGATGAACCGAAAGCAGGAACAAGGCGGTTGTCGGCCAGCTCGTATTGCGCTGGGTCCAGTGTCTGCACGACGCCATTCTGGTCGAGATACTCGACGGCCACGATCCCGCTCACTGGCCGATGGGGCAGCCGGACGGTCCACGAAAAGCTGTCGATCCGCAGTTCGAGCGTCTGTTCGCCAATCGCGCGCCCCAGCCAGCCGCCGGGACCGTCGATCTGCGCCTGCGCCACATCCAGCAGGGTCTGCACCATGGCATCGTCATCATCCTGCGCGAAGACATGCGCAGCCTTGGCCTCCTCGGCCGTGACCGCACGCGCTGCAGGTTCGATGACGACGACGGTCATGGCGGTCAAGAATTCGTCAGCGCGGCGCTGATGATGACCTTGCCGCCAGGCAGGATCACGCCGAGATACGCCGCTTCGGTGCTGGTATCGGTCCAGGTCAGATCGATGTCGCCATCGGCCTCCGAGACCGCCAAGAACAGCTTCTTCGCGACGATCGGCAGCAAGGCTCCGTCTGTCCCGGCCGCGATGCCGGTCGAACCGCCCGTTCCGGCGAACGTGTCGCCATTCGCATCCGCAAATACCGCGAGATGGACCGCTGCACGAACCGCCAAATCCCGGCCCTGCCCATCCTTAAGCTGGACCGCGATCGCACGGACATTGCTGTTCTCGGCACCGACAGTGATCGACGCACCGGCAGCACCGCCACCGAGGTCGATCACGTCGTCGGGACCGGCCACAAGCCGGGTTGGGCTGAGGCGTCGGATTGTCATTTGGCGTCTCCCTTGTTCTGATGCTTCGCTGCCGGCTTCTCGCCGGCCTTGGGGTCACGCACGAGAACCGGCTCGGATTTCCCCTCGTCCTTGTTCTGCGGCGCGGGTTCGGCCTTGTTCAGCGGCTTGCTTTCGGCCTTCGAGCCGACGACGAACTCCGCGAGCCCCCTCGCCTCCAGTTCCTTGGAACGCTCGTCGCTGTCGATGTCGAATTCAGCCCCGGCTGACACCTGCCGGGTATCGCTCGTGTAGAAGCTGTCGCGCGCTTTCATCCGCGGCATGATCGGTCTCCCGCTTTAGTGACTTGATCGGAGGGATGCGGCAGCACCCCTCCGAAGTGATGCCGATCAGGCGACGTTGCCCAGATCGCCCTTCACGAACGCCTCGGGCCGATAGACGGCGAGCGCGACACGCTCCTCGGCACGGATCGTGACCAGGTTCTTGATGAAGTTGTCCTGGTCCTCGGTCGAGATATCGACATGCGCCTCCTCCCGATCGAAGATCTGGGCGGCCATGTTGAAGGCACCGACCAGGAACTTGTCCTCGGTCATTGCCTGAGTCTCGACCACCGGGAGGCGCCACAGCCGCGCCTCTGTCGTGCCCTGGGGATTGCCGAAGAGATAGCGGCCTTCGCCGTCCTTCAGGGTCTCGATGCGAGCCCAATCGTGCATACTAAGCACGATGCCCGATGCCGGATACTCGGCCAAGGCAGCCTGCAATAGCGCCAGGCGGAGTGTGTCCACCATGTTGCTATCTTCCAGCGTGATCGGAGCCGAAAACGCAGTAGCCTGTGTGTAGAGACCGTTGATGTCGGTGCCAGTGCCGCCGCCCATCAGAAGTTGGGCCTCCTCAACGAACTGCAGGCCATAGCGCAGCCGACCATCGATGTAGGACTGAAGCATCGGCACGTCATCGAGGATCTGCACCGTCGCCTTGACGTAGTGAGCGATGGTGCTGACCGCTGCATTCACAATATCGAACTTGATCTCGGACTGCGGTTTGGCGGCGCCACTCGTTTCCGAGACGGTCGCCGCATTGTTGGTGAAGCCCGTCTCTTTGACGTACTGGATCGCATTCTTGTCGGTCCGGCCGGGCATCAGCAGGTCTCGGATCGTCATGCGCCGGGTCGGTGGGGCAACGATACCGGGCTGACGCTGGGGCACGATCAGATCTCCAGCCGAGCCATTGGCATCGGTCGTCAAGGCCGAGATGATGGCCTTGACCGAAACCCGAGCCCGACCGCGGCGGGACGCGAGCAGGGATTTCACCTCCTCACTGTCCGTCACCTGCTGGCCGATGCTTTTCGGCCGCTCAGGTTCGGTCGTGCCGATCCGAACCATTTTCTGTTCCAGCTCAGTCATGCGAGCGCTGATCTCGTTGTGCTTGATCAGAGCTTCGTCGGCCGCTTTCTTGGTCTCCTCCGTCACCTTGCCAAGATTCTTGATCTCGGTTTGTGTCGTTTCCGCCGACTTCTTAACGTCGTCAGCCGCAGTCTTGAGTTGGACAGCAAGCTCGCTGATCTGCTTTTCGAGCGTAATCGCGGCAGCGCCCTCCGCGGCAAACAGGCCGATATCGTTGGCGTGCGCAGCGATAGAAAAGTCGAATCCGACCGTCACGACAACGGCAAGGGTCAGCAAGGCGGCAGCAGCCACCCAGGCGTAGTAACGTTTCATAGGAATGTCCTCGTTATGCGGGGATGATCGACCGCAGCGACGCGATGGCGTCGGTAATTGCGGCCTTGGTCGCCTCTCCACCCTCGGACTCGCTCCGAATGGCTTTTGCGTAGCCGACAGAGGCGATCTGCACGACTGCGCTTCGTGGGAAACCGGCATCACGCAGGATTTCCTCGAATTCCTTAACGGCAGCAGGCTCTCCGTCGCGGAACCGCCGCGCCAGATCTTCCAGCTTGCCCCATTGCTCCGTTTTCACGCTCTCGACGCGAGCCCGGCGATTAGCCGGGAACGACACGATCGACGCCTCCAACAGATCAAGCTCCAGCAGCTTACGCGCCTCGCCATTCTCAGCCGGTGTCACATCGACCTCACGGTAACCGATGGACATGCCCTGGATGGCTCCGCTTCGTAGCATGATCAAAGCTTCATCGGCGCGACGAACGCCCTTGAGTAGACGGCCCTTGCCCCAGAGTCCCTTGCCGTCGTCGCTCATTTCGTCCCAGACACCGATCGGCTCGTCGGGATTGTGCTGCCACAGCATGAGAGGCTTGGTTCCCTCTCGCTTGTGTTTCGCCAGACTTGCCGAGAAAGCACCCGGCATCACAATCTCGTTGTAGCTGTCACGATTGCCGAAAACCGAGGCATAGCCCTCGATCGAGCCCTCGTCGTCGGTAGCCTTCACCTTGAAGGCAAAGTCCTTAGTCTTCATGATGGATCCTCGTCAGCATCAGCCGGCGGGACGGCCGGGCTCGTTTGGATAGACTGCTGCTCGCCCAATGGGACATTCTGTGCCTGGACGGTAAGCGCATCCCCACCCTCGCCAGGAGGCAGATTTTCCCAGCCGCGAACCTCGTTACGAGTATAGATGCCGTTCTGAACCCCGGTCGCGTATGCTGCCATTCGGGTTGCGGTGTCTGCGCGCAGCAAGCCTTCGACCTTGAACTCCGCTGTGAGGCTATTGCGCTCCGACGGGGCGATTAGCGAGCGACGAACCGCCTGCTCGATCCGGGTGAGATACGGACGAAGGCTATACGTCAGGAATCCGATATTCTGCTGCTCCAGCCCCGTTCCCCAGCTGGTCGATTTCTGAGTATGGCCGACCAGAAACGGCGGCACCCGAAACCAGCGGCAGATCTCTTCGACCTGAAAAGAGCGCGTCTCCAGCATCTGGGCATCCTGCGCGCTCATTGTCAGCGAATTGAACTTCATCCCACCTTCAAGAATGCCCGAACGGCCATCGACGATGGGCGCCAAGATATTCTCACGCGCCTGAGCCCGTTGCTCAGGCGTAAGAACCTTGTCCATCTCAAGGACGCCCTCATGGCGCATTCCACTGAGATAAAGCTTGGCTGAGGCCTGTTCCGTCGCTCGTGCCGCATGAAGCGTCCGACGTGCGTAGGAGATCGGCGATAGCCCCTCGTCGGCACCAATCCCGAAGCCGCGGACGTGAAACATGTCCTCCTCGGCAATCTCGCGGGCCTGACGTCCAGGTTCGGTGTACCGATAACGGCGGAGCCCGTTCGGCGTGCGGAATACCTGCACCTGATCCGCTGGAAGCGGGCGGAGGGCTACGATCCGCGGAAAAGGATCCGAGGCGGATCGAGGTTTCACATACAGCTTCTCAGCGTAGGCATTGCCCACCACGCACAGCGATGACGCTACTCCCTCCCAAAATTCCGTCGCCGTAAAGTCGTAGTGCGGGCTGTCGTGCAAAAGGCTGTAAAGCGGATGATCGCGATCCGCGACACGGCCACCATTGGGCTGGGTCCGGTAGACCACCATAGGCAAGGTCGCGATCGTCTCCGAGATCAGCCTGATACACGCCCAAACCGTGGCGATCTGAAGCGCAGCGTTCGGACCGTGGTCTTTGGCGCCGCTGTCCCCGCATCGATCTACCGAAGTCATTTTCGGAACCACGGGCCAGCCAAACAGCCAGCGAACCGGTGCCATCATGGGCAACGAATACACTGTCATGTCAGCACCGGACTGGAGAGAAAGCCGCTAATATCGCTGTCCTCTGCCGCCATATGACGCGCCTTCAATCCGAGTCCCATGGCCAGCGCCACCGCGCCGTCGATCCGGAACCGAGCCTTGTCCTTGTCGAGCTTGCGGTTACCCGCCGGGTCCGTGGTCGCCACCGCGTTCGCCATGTTCCAGGTCAGCACCGGGTTGGACGGGTGGATCAGCTTCCGCTCGATCACGGCCAGTTCGAACGCATCGACCGCGGGCGCCATGTCGCGATAGCCCTGCCCCCACGGCACGAGCCGTAATCCGTCGCCCTTCCCACCGTCCTTGAATGAGGCGAGCCCAACCCGATCCAGCTCCTTCAGCAGATCCTCGATCCGCCACCGGTCATAGGCCATGCCCAGCACCGAATAGCGCTGCACCAGCTCCGCGATCTTGAGCGCCACGGCTCCCTTGTCGATCGAGCGGCCCGGCGTCGCGATCAGATGTCCACCCTTCTCCCACTCGACATAGCGATGGTTGCCGTTGCCGAAGTCCCGGTCGCTATGGTCCCGCAGGTGGTCAGCGGGCTTCCAGAACCAGGCCTGCACCCGGCTCGTGCCATGGGCGCTGACCGCGACGAGCGCCGCAAGATCGTTCACAGATGCCAGATCAAGCGCCAGATAGACCTCTTCTCCGCCCTGAAGATCAGCAGGACGATCCCTTGTCGCCGCGCAAGCCATCCATTCGGCCCGGCTGATCAGCAACGCCACCGGCGCCACCCGCTGGTTCAGATACAGGTTCCGGACCTTCGGCTCCTCGGCCGGCATCCGGATGGCCTTTTCGACCAGCGCCCGCATGTCGTCGAGGCTGCGGAAGTCGCCCAGCGCCGGATTGGCCTTCTTCCACTGGCGCTGGTCGGCGAGGTTGCAGTCCTCATCGGCCGCGTAGAGATGGCAGACGATCGTCTTGTCCTGTCCGGACAGCCCGTCGTCGATCAGCTTCGACAGGATGTGCTCCGGATCGTTGCTCTGGGTGCTGATCGTGATGAACAGAGGTTCCTGCCGGGCGCCGAATGACGTGTCGAGCACATCGTAGAGCTCCCGGTTCCTGGCCTGGGCCAGCTCGTCGAAGATCACCAGCGACGGGTTCAGGCCGTGCTTCGTGCCAGCCTCCGCCGAGATTGCCCGGTAGAACGATCCGTTAGCGTAGCAGGCCAGTGTCTTGGTTGACGGCACCACCTTGATCAGCGCGGCCAGTTCAGGATCCGCCTCAACGATCTGCCGCGCGACCTTGAAGACCTGCGCAGCCTGCTCGCGGTCGTTCGCCGCCGAATAGATCTCCCCGTTCTGGATCGCTTCCGGCCCGACCAGATGGACCAGCACCAGCGCCGCGATCAGCGCGGTCTTGCCGTTCTTCCGGGCGATCGACAGGATCGCCCGCCGGACCTGCCGGCGCCCCGCCTTCGTGTGAGGCTCATAGACGGCCCGAATGAACTTCTTCTGCCACTCCCGGAGCCAGAACCGGCTGCCCTGCCCCTCGCCGCTCGGAACGGTCAGCTGTTCAACGAAGGCGATGACCCGTTCTGCCCGATGAGGCCGTCGAACTTGCTTTTCTGCTGCCGGGCGCCGGGAAGCTTGAGAGCGGCCCGGCTTTTCGGATCGAGGCCGAGCCGGTCGCCGAGGCTGGCCAGCTTTTCGGCCTGGCTGTTCAGAATCTTGATCCATGGCGACGGCATTTCCGAGCCGGCCGAGTTGATGACGATCCAACTGAACTCGGGGCTGTTGATCTCATGCGCGGCGCGCTTGTGAACGGCCCAGGCCATACCGAAGGCCGCCAGCAGGAAACTGTCCAGGGCCGAATAGATCTTCGGCGGCATCGACTGCTTGATGACCTCGATGCAGCCGCGCGCATCGTCCATCAGATGCTCGGGAACGAACGGCTCGCCGAGCGCCTCGATCCCGCTTTCCTCGATCAGGCGCTTACCGGGATTCCCGTCAAGGCGATCCTGCGCCGCCAGCTTCTTTCGGGGCCCTCGAACGCCCATGACTCAGTTCCCAAGATTTTGCCGAAACCTGCGGCGACGCGCGTTTTTGCCCCAGCCCGGTGTCCGGCCCCATCGACGGTAACTTTCGACCCGCCCCCCCCACCCCTTGGGGTCAGACCGGCCACCCTGTTGCATCGATGTCACGCGGTCCTCGGCGACCGAACTGCTCGGCTGTGCGGATGCGGTGATGTCGGGCGCAGAGGCAACGGATGTTGCTGTCGTCGTCACTGCCGCCTTTGGCGAGCGGCACGATGTGGTCAGGAACGGTCGAGGGCGTTACCCTGCCTTCGGCTCGACAGTCGCGGCACAGCGGTTCGGCGGCAAGACGACGTCGGCGTTGCGCGACACCGGCGCGACCTCGGGTGCGATGATCGCGGTGACGCTGACCGAGTTCGAGAGGCTTCGGCACAAATCAGCGGGCGCCAGCCGCCCGCAGCATCCCGTTGCCAAGCCTGATGACGGTGGACCAGAACAGCTTGCGCATGGTCGGGCTCCTGAAATGCAAAACCCGCCGCGGATGAATCCGGGCGGGTCGCAACTCTTGCGATGGTCTATTTCGGAAGTTGAATCAGGTTTACTGGTTCGTCAACCCCTATTTTTCGGCCATCGATCAATCCGTAGTGGATTGCCAACGCGGTCAGTCCGGAGCGCAGGCGGTCCAGGTCATCGTTCTTCCGGCCATGCACTGCGACGTGGGCGACAACACGGGCGGCGCGCTCACCGGCGTTGGTGATCAGGGCTTCGAACGCGTCGTTGTAGGCGAGCTTCGCGCGCCGCGCTTCGTCATCGGTGACGTGCTTTCGACCACTGGGGAGCATGGTTGATACGCTGGATTTCTCATATCGCATCGGCGCATTGATCGTCTGTAGGTAAAGCCCGACCTGCTGCGCATACCGCTGCCCCGCGTCGTACTGCTGGGCGCTGATCTTGCCCCGCAGGTTGAGTATCCCCAGCTCATGCTCGGCTCGGGGATCGCCGCGAAGGCGCTCCGGTAGCCAGGCCCGATGCGGCTGATCCTCGATGCGAAACGAGGGCTTGTCCGGGATGCGCTTTCCGGAGGGATACCGGGGTCCAGCCTTGGCCTTCCTCCCGGCACGGGTCGCCCGCTTCTGCCAGTTTTTGAACGTCACGGGGATGAGCCTCCCTTTCGAGGATCGGATGTAGGTCGTTTGGGTGGGATGGAATGTGGCCAGGCTCACCCGGCGTCCTCCAGCAATTCGCGCGGCTTGACCGTGATGACAGTGGTGGTGGACGGCTTGAGGAAGGGTCGAAGCTTTGCGAGCCCGAACTCTTTTCGGACCGCAGCGGTGTCCAGCCGCTCCGAGACGGTCTCCCGGATCGAGGCCTCGTGCTGATCCCCGACCGGACCGACCTGTCCGGAGATGATCATCTGGCGAAGCTCGTCCTCGCGATCCTTGAGCCGCTTCTGCTCGGCGCGGATGTCGGCCAACTCGTCCACGGGATGGCGGTTGCGGGTCATGGCACGCCTCGCTGCTTGGCCCGGGTGAGGTTGGATTTCGACCCGGCTGACAGTTGGGGTGGTTGGACATGGGAGATGGGTTGGGTCTCCCCTACGGGGAGAGACCCCAAATCCAACCTCAACCATGCGGGTTGGATTAGGGGTTGGATTCCAACTAATCCAACCATACTAATGGTTGTGTTCATGGGGCCTCCACTCGTCTCGCGAGTCGTCTTTGGAGCGAAGTTTTTCGACCAATTTCTTGGTCACGAGGCGTCCAAGCGCGGCGTGCAGGGTGCCCTTGTTGGCGCCCGTGGCTGTCTCCAGCCAGACCAGACCGCGTGGTTCACCGGTTTTGGAGAGTGCTGACAGGATCGACTTTTCAACTTTCCCGAGCCTCTGCCCGGTGGCTTCGCCTTCCCCCTCTGGGGCGGACGCGGCCGGATCTTCGTCGAGATTGAGAATGAGCGTGGTCTGTTCGGTGCCGTTGGCGACGTAGCTGACTTTGGCGGTACGGAGGTTGACGGTTTCGAACTCCTCTGAGTCCTTTTGCTTTCCCTGCGGTGACTTGTTGATGATCTGGAGCTTGTCGTCCTTACGTTCGACCTTGATGACGGTATCGGCAGCGCCCCGGAGCACGTTGGACCCACGCTCCCGCTTGTCCTCGTGGACGCCGGAATGGTGGATGATCATGACGTGGGCGCCGGTGGCCTCGCGGAGGCGGTCGGCGGCGGTCACATAGGCGTTCATGTCCGCCTGCTTGTTTTCATCGCCAGCGCCGAATGTCCGGGCCAGCGTGTCGATGATGATCAGGCTCGGCCGGTCACCCAGGTTGAGGATCGCCGTGACCAGCGCATCGAGATCCGTTGAGGTCAGGGCGATAGCGTGGGGGACGATCTTGAAGGCCGGCTTGGGCAACCCCTTGCCCCTGCTCTGGCGCCAGCCCACAGCGCGCCTGGCGAGGCCGTAAGAGCCCTCGGCGGCGACATAGATGACCAGACCGGCTTTGGTGGCTTTGCCATGCCAGAGAGCACCTGTGCTGACGCAAAGGCCCATGTCGAGCGCAGCGAAGGATTTCATCGCGCCGGATCGGCCCCAGAGGATGGAGAGGCCGTTGTCGGTGATGACATCGTCGATCAGGAAGGATGGCGGCGGCAGGGCCTCCAGCTCGTCAATGTCGAGGATGCGGATGCGCGGCTTCGGTTCGGAGGCGAGAGGAACGGCTGCGGAAACGATAGCGTGGGCGTCAGAACCTTCCCCGACGCAGTCTGCCGCATCCCATTTGGCCGGTTTGCCGGCCGGAATATCGGCCAGCAGGACGCGGCAGCCGATTGCAGCGAGGTGCTCGGCCACGCGCCGGCCATAGGCGATACCAGGAGGGTCGTTATCCGGCCAGACGATCACGGTCTTTCCGTGAAGCACCGACCAGTCGGTTTTCTCGACCGGAGCCTCTGCGCCACCCATTGCGGTCGTGGCCTCGATCCCGACCGAGATCAGAGCGTCGGCGCACTTCTCACCCTCTACCAGCACAACGGTGGAGGCCAGGCTGATTTCAGGGAGACGATAGAGCGGACGAAGCGTGGGCGCGCCCGGGAGCCATTTCGTCCGGCCTTCGATCGTCTTGAAGCAGAACGGCCGGTAAGTCTTGCTGTCGGGAGTGCCGTCCGGCTCGTACCGGATCACCGAGGCGATCACGTTGCCGGCGGTGTCGTAATATTTCCACGTCGCAACGGGCGCGCCGAGATCAAGAAGATCCTGTCGGGGCTGGGTGCCCAGCGCCTGCTTCTTCTCCTCGATCTGCTCCCGAACAGTGCGCTGCCAGCTTGACGGCGCGACCGTGACCGGATCGCGGAAGTATTCGGCTGCAATCTCCTTCAGGGCGAGCTGGAAGTTCCGGCCGTTCTCGTAGCCGCGGAATAGCATGTAGAGAGAGATGAGGTCGCCGCCCTCGCCAGTAGCGTGGTCCCGCCACAGGCCGGCGTCCGGGCCGGAAAGCGCAATGGACAGAGACGCTCCGGGCTGGCCGGAAGTATCTCCAATCCGGGCTTCCCGTGCAGTGCAGAATGCCCGGCCTGAGAACAGCCAATCGATGAACCCTTTCGGGTCCGTGTGCAGGCGGGCCCGGATATCCTCGGCATCAACGACCGCGCGGCCTCGATGCTCGGCTTCGAGCTGCGACATGGTCTTCGCGGTGTTGAAATCGAGGACGGTCATGATGCCATTCCCGGCTCGATGGGCGGGCAGTCGCAGAGCCACGCCATGTGAACGGACCAGTCGCCATGATGAGTGCCGCGCAAGCTGGGGAGCGGCAGCCAGCCCAAGCGCAGATAGTCCTCAGCCTGGTGGAAGCGGACAAAGCGGTGAATGGAGCCGATCATGACACCGCCCTGTCTCGGTAAAGCCATCGAACCTCCGGGGCGCCCTCGTAGCCGCGCAGCCAGACGAACCAGGCATAGTCGGTGGTGCCGTTGCCGGGTTTGCGGCCGGTCGCGATCACATGGCCGGGGAGGCATCGAGGGGCGCGGGCAGATGAACCAGACGCGATAGAGCGGCGTCGTCGCGAGCCAGCGCGAGCGCTTCTGGCCCTGTATCCATTTGGCCGGGAGCAGCATCGCCACCTTGCACTCGGTGATGCGGAGCGCCTTCTCGACAAACGCCTCTGCGACGCCGAAGGGAGGATTGCTGACGAGGTTCTCCGGCCGTGCCCAAACGCGGGAGTCCAGCGGCGGCCATTCGGGGTCAAGGAAATTGCCGACAGCGAGCGTCGGGCGCAGCCCTGCCACCTGCTGGCTTTCCAGCGCCGCCTCGTCCCAGCGCTGCACCACGTCGGTGCCCGCCGCGTTCAAGCCGGCGTTGGCGGCTAACAGGGGAATACTCCCCATTCCGCACGCCGGATCGATGACGTCGCCCTCGAACTTCTCGACCTCGAACAACCGGGCGGAGCACCAGCGCGGTTCGACGTACCAGTCGTTCTTCTCGCGCTCCCAGAGATTGCTCTCGCGCTTGCGAAGCGGGCCGCGGAGAGTGCCAGGTATTGTCATTGCGCTACCTCCCCTCCCCAGCACGATTCCCGATGCGGACAGAACCGGCACCGGAAGTCGGAGGGATCGGCAGCGACGCGCGGCAGGGTCTCTCCCGCCTCGTCGGCCGAGATCACCGTGACGGCGCGATCCGAAACAGCCTGGGCCCGCGCCGCGTCGAACGGGATGAGGAGATGCAGGATCTCCATCGTGTCCATGTTGCAGGCCGTGAAGATCGCCGGATGCTCGGTCAGGCCGAAATATGCCTGGTAGAGGGCGACCTGATCGGCATAGCCGGGATAGGCTTTGGCCAGCCCGTCCTTGTCGAGTTTGGTCCAGCCTTTCGATCCCAGCCCTTTGCATTCCCAGAGGCAGGGGTATGCGACGCCTTCCATGGTGGGGCCGGCGATGATCATGCCGTCACCGTGCCCCTTGAACCGGCCTCCAAGCTGGCTGAACGCGATCGCATCGCTGTTGCGGACGATCTTGAATGTCGCCTGCTGAAGCAGATCGACAGCGTAGGACTCCCACCAATGCCCGCGCTGGAAGATGCGGCGGGTCCTGGCCGGGAAGGAAGGTGGCCGACGCCAGTCCCATTGGATTTTGCGCAGACAATCGTGCCCGAGCGCGGAGGCTCCGAGATAATCGCGCGGTTCATCGTTCATCGCCAGCGACTGTGCGAGGTCGATGGCAGCGTTGATGTGCTCGTTGGCCGCCTTGGCCTTATGAACGGTGCGATTGAAATCCAGCATCGCTCACCCCGCCATCAACAGGTCATCGCTGGGGTGGACCTCGTCAGCGACCAACGGCCCCGGGCGCTCATCGCGGGCCGTGCGTGCATCGTTGACCAACTCGGCAGCGGTCCAGACGAAAAGGAGGATTTCTTCTTTCGTCCATTCACCGATCGGGCGATCCGTCATGTTCATCTTGGCCACGAAGTCGCCGAGGCCAGGCAGGATGGCAGCAACGACACCTAGCTGTACGGGCTCCGGCACCTCACCCATCGCAAGGAAGGATTCCTCTTCCCAGAACCGCTCGGCTGTCAGCTGCTTGGACCGGGCAACGATCCAGCCCGACACCACGGCGGTGGTGAGTTTGTTCCATTCAAAATCGGACAGCGTCCCGAATTTGGAATTGGGGTTGAGATAGCCGTCACCCTGACCGAGCAACAACTTGCCGTAGGCAACTGCCTCGGCATAAGCCTCTGCACGTTCGTCGTTGGTGATGACGGCCATCTCTTTTGTCTCCGCTTCGGTTACGCAGCCCAGGACGGCTTGGCGCCACCCGAAGGAGCTTTGGCCGCGGTGGAAGTTTTCGCCGGCGCAGCAGAGGCGGGACGACCCACCTGCTCCAGCTTCGCCCATTCCTTCCGGTCTGGCGTGATGACGGCTTTCAGGACGTTCTTGGCCTTGTATTCCCCCTTAGCCGGCTCAAGGCCGACCACTGCCCAGAACCGCAGACCGTCGAAGTCGCCGATGCCGGAGACGCGGCGGGCATTCATGGCCTGTTCGGATTCGTCATCCGGCGTGATGCCACGCGCACTCTCGAGAATGGCTCGAAGCCGAGACCTTGTAATGTCGGCCGCGGTTTGCTGCCCCTCGGTTTCGCCTTCGGTGGTGAGAAGGGTCCAGAACTTGCGCCGGGCATAATTACCTTCGATGACCGTGAACTCGCAGTCGATCATCAGGCAGTTGCCCGCCTGATTGCGCTTGAGCCAACCGCCGTCACCAGCCCCGCCGGGTCGCACCACCATGTGCACGGGCACGATGGTGTTTTCGGGGATCAGTTCGCCGGTTGCGCGCTGCCTGTCTGCGTTGTTGAAGTCCATGATACTTTCCTTTCGTGGCTTGTTTGACAGTGATGTGAACTAGCTTCGTACCTTGGTGCGCTGCTCGTTTACGCTGCTTCCTGAACCTGCTGGCGGTGCGATCCGATCTTGGCGAACAGCTCGCCAAGGTCCGGCTTCTCGTAGAGATCGAGCCGACCGGATCGATCCTTGGCGGGATAATTGAAGGGGTTGGGCTGCTGGCAGATCAGGGCGCGGACTGGCTCGGCCCCCTCCTCGAACACGACATGCTGCATCGTGATCACCTGATCGACGATGCCGGGAAGTTCGCGGCCGGTCTTCGAACCTTCGATCTGCGGCTGCCATGTCCCGCGGTTGAACTCGTCGGTAACGTGCTCGAGGATGCCGACGAACACGACATTCTTTTCGCGAGCATGTTGAAGCTGGGACAGCCAGCCGATCATTTCGCGGGCATGGAGACCATATGCGCCGCGAATATCGGGCTTGCCGGTCTTGTCTGACAGAGCCTCCGGTTGCTGGGTCGCCCAACGGAAGCAGAGCCGACCTGCAACGGTGATGGAGTCGATGAAATAGGTCTCGTATTTGGACAGCGCCGCGGCATCGCCCATTTCCTTGGCGACGGTCTCATAGTGGGCGCTGCTGTAGGCCGCATCGGCAGGCAGCGCGGGATTGGGACCGCCCAGGAAGGCTGCCAGATCGCGACATTCCGTCCAGGTTTTGGGGCGGAGGGTGTCGGCCGGCACGTCCTGAACCGAAAGATCGCCGGCCTCAAGATCGACAAAGAGCGTGGTGGCAGGATCGAGTGTGCGGAGCAGCGAGGTCTTGCCGACGCCGGCCGGGCCGACAACGAGCGCCTTCACGCCGCGTGGCCCGGACATGCGCTGGTCTGCTGTAATGATCTTGAACGTCATGAGCTTATTCTCCGTGGGGCTGGACTTGATGGGTTGTGGGTGCGACGGTGAACGGCAGCACGCCCCAATCTCCGAGGATCTTCACGGCCTCCTCAAGCGAGTAGGCGATGGCCCAACGCGCGCCGAGCTGGAGCGCGTGATCGCGAAACCGGAGTTGATCGTCAGAGGGGCGGCCTTTGTCGGCCTTGAGTTCCAGGAAGCCCGCGCGCCCGCCCTTGAGAACAAAGGCAAGATCAGGCGCGCCGCGTTCGACACCCTCGGCGCGGAACTTCATCGCAGCTCGGATATGACGATAGCCGCCGTTTGGAACCGCGTAGAAAACGGCATCGAAGCCCGAGCGGCAGTGCTTTCGGATCAGGCGGACCAGCGCAACCTGAATGGCACGCTCCGGTGATTTGCGCGGTTTGGCTGTCACGGTGCGCGGGGTACGCTTGCGCGGTCGGCGGATGTCGTCGGAGGGCGGGAAAAAGCTCATGCCCGCGCCCTCCATGAGACTGGCTTTCTGTCCGGCATCGGCCGCCAGCAGATCCGATGACAGTCCGGGCAATACGACGAGCCCGGCTGGACTTCCTTTCCGCAGAAGACATAGGGACTGTTGCCGATCGGATAGCGGCAGCTGGTGTCGTCGAGTTCGAGGAGATTGAGGCGCAGCGGCGCGACAGGCTCCGGAATGCTCGGGATCGGCGTGCCTTTGGGGATCGGCGCAGCCTTCGGCTTGCCAGTGATTGTAAGGATGGCCGGTGCTGCTTTCTTCGCCTTGTCGCGGTTGCGCCGCTGATATTGGCCGCCGCCTTTATGATGAGGAAGGTTGATACCGGCAGCCCGCAACGCATGCAGGCGCAACCCATTGCGGTTGATCGCCCCACTGATCGCCGCGCGACTGACTTGGAGGTGCTCGGCAATCTCACCGGACGTCTTGCCGCTCAGCCACATCTGCTTGAGCGTGGCGAGCCGGTCAGCGGTCCAGAAGGGGTTGGGGCGGGAGGTCATGGCTGTCCCCGACCGGCAAGGCACACTGCCAGCACCGCGGCGGACAGAACAAACGCAAGAAAACCGGAGGCGATGACGATGTGGATCACGACCGGCCCTCCCCGTCGCATCCGCGACGTTCGCAGGTCGCCGGATAGCGACAGCCCCGGCAGGGCCAAAAGCTTCCGCCGACCGTCGGGGAGGATCGACAGTCGGCGGCGCCAGCGCTCACGGGATGGCGGTCAGTGAGCGGAGGGGGATTGGGGGGCGAGGCAACAGTCATGACGCCACCGCCGGGGCGGGAGAAAGCCCCTCGTAGAGGTCCGGGCGGAGAACGGTCCGGGATACCCCCGTCACTCGCTCAACCTCGATGACTCGCTCTGCCGGCACCTTTTCCCATTGGGAAATCGCACCACGGGTGATGTTAAGCGCCCGCGCCAGTTGGGCGGCTGATCCGATAGCGCGAAGCGCCTCTGTGAGCCCTGTATCCATGCTCAGTTTTACTAAGCGTTGTTAAGCATGATGTCAAGCTAAACTATCCTCGAGGCTCGCAACTGTGTTTAGTAAAACTATCCAATGCTCAGGAAGCCAGCCGACACCGTACAGGCCCGGATCAAATCAGCCCGCGAAGAGCTCGGACTGTCACAGTCTGAACTGGCTAGGCGCATGGGAGTAACCCGAGGCGCCGTCGGGCTATGGGAGACAACTGGCCAGATCAGCAGCGAGAACATCCGCAAGCTCGCTATCGATCTGGGGGTCAACACAGAATGGCTGGAAACCGGCCGGGGCCGGCAGAGCATCGAAGAGCCCCGCCGTGTAACGCTTGACGAACTGGAGCGGAACGATGAGCCGTTCGATGAAACGTCAAAGCGGCCCTCCGGTATCTTAGAGATCGACGTCCGGGCGGGATTGGGCGGCGGTGGCTATACGGCTGACTATGAGGTCCGCTTAGATGGCGACCATGCCGATCCTGTGAAGTCGGAAGGCTGGCAGTTCCCGACCCGTTTCATGCGCGAGGAAGTTCGCGCTCCGGAGAACCGGATAATCATCCTGGAGACTGAAGGCGACAGCATGACGCCAACGATCCTGTCGGGAGATCGGGTGATCGTTGACACCGGACACCGCATTCCCTCCCCCGACGGCATCTATGCCCTGCGTGATCGCTATGGAGCGATCATCGTCAAACGCCTCCAGGTACTCCGGAAGGGCGAGCCGCCGCAGATTCGCATTATCTCGGACAACAAATCACACGATCCTGAGGATGTCGGCGCCGACGAAATTCAGATCGTGGGGAGAGTGTTGTGGGTGCTGAAGCGGCTCTAGCCTACCAAGGGAGCCTCAACTGTCGCGGTTTCGATCCGCCGCTACCCTACTATGCAATTGAACGATCACACGCTCCAGGAAAGCCTGCCCCTCCTCTTGAGTTTCTACGCTGCGTGCCGCCAATACCTCACCGTTATAATCGAAAACGACTGCGATATAGGGAAGCCCATCCAATGGTGGCGAATAAACTGCAGCTTTGAATGCAGTCATGATTGATTTATACGCTCACTTTCTTCGATAGTAGCAAATTCTCAAAAATCGAAATATCAGTTTCTGGTTCATCCAGTGGCCTGAAGCAATGCACCCCCCATTCGATCTCAGCGGAAATTGATCCGCAAATCTGCCTCTTATCTATCTCCCAGAATGTAAGCATAACTGCTCCTTCTTTCGAGAGAGATACCTCTCTAATCGTCAGAACTTCGTTGAGCATCGGGACACGCACCGGCACGGTATCTCTCGTGTCCGAAAAACCGGCGTATCCCCAATCATCCGATTTAACGCAAACGCAGCGCATTCCTGGCGAAGCCCAACTCGGCCCATAAACCATCAACGGCTCCCCTTGCCACTAGCTCGTTGACCCACCTGGTACAGGTAAAGACTCTGAGGAGAAACATCTCTATTCGGCGAGACAATTACTCCGAGATTGTAATTACGATGCAATCTCTGACCATGCAAACCAAAGGCCCAATTGAAAGCCGTTGGCGGGGATTCAATTAGGTATGAATCCGACTTACTGTTCCAAACAACGCTGTTCGCCCCGGACCAGCCATGCCCTGTTCCGCTATTACCTCTATTGCCAATATGAATAACGCCATCGACCGCAACGTTGTCCAACAACAGACCAGTTGCCCATCGTTGGTGAGCCTCCACTCTAACGCTCCTCCCACGGGCAGAGCAGTTCAACATTACATTAGGCCCTGGCGCTACACTTTGAGTGGCGAGAGCAATGTAATTCCGGCCCCGTAGTTGACAATTTTTGACTAGGATATTCTGACCGTCAACAGATATTGCCGCAGGCTGGGCACCTCGATCACGAGAGTTCTCAAATGCTTCAATCTCAAAATCAGAGGCTGTAATACGATTAGAAGTTTTAAGAAAATTCAATGATGTCGTAAAGCGAGAAACAATTACATTCTGTATTGAGCTATCTTCAATGGCCGAAAAACTCGCAAATATCGCGTGCCTATCGATGTCTGGCTGGCGCCCGGAGTAATCGGCTACTGCAGAGAGGTTTGAAATGTGTACGTTGGAGATTCTACCCTTAAATGAGTATCCCCAGACCGTCCCACCGTCATCCAACTCTATGGAGTTGGTTATCGAACTGTCTACAGTAATTATTTGGCCGGAAATCGACGTTATTCTCCGGTCAAAAAGCAAGCCAGGACTAGGTTGCCATTGACGCACGGTTCCAGATGATCGAGATGGAATTTGATCCATTCCTACCGATCTAATCCAGTTTATGGACATAGGTCGCTGCACTATCACTGACTGTCCAATAGAGAACAACGAAGAATCCTCGACCGTCAATGACTTTGAACCAACTCCGACATAAGAGGAAATGGAGACCATTGGGGTAATCCTGCGCCATTGCCCCCGCCCCTGGAGAACCAGAAGTGGCTTGGCAGCGCCCACGGCCCGAACAATAGTCTGCGTCGGGCCCGCACCTCTAATTTGGACCCCGCTGTGTCGAATGTGAAGGGATTCACTTACCGTGAAAGTGCCTGCCCCCAGTGAAACAATCCCGCGATTACCTGATCCATCTGGAGAGTTACTGGACACTTTATCAATTGCGCTTTGAATGCGGGCTGCGTCGTCAAGTGAAGAACCAGACGGCAACACCTCCACCTTGAAGCTGCTTGGGCTAACTTCCCCTAACAACTCACTGCCTGCTGAAGAGAAGTCTGGAATACCATTTCCGCGACTATCTTGATGAAAAACTATTCCACCATTTCCGTCGTTAGATAGCCATTTGAAATCATCATTGTGCTGGAATGCAAAGGTATGGACGGCGAACCCGAAGGCCAGTACAATTCCGCCAATAAGGGCTACCAATCGCCTCCTTATAACCAT